CGTAGCGGCATATCCAGTTTTTTGGGTTCTTTGCCGCCCCATTTCGACACGATGCCGGAAGCCTTAGCCGCTTCGATAGCTTTTTTGATTGCTGCGATAGTTTCCTTTTCAGTAGCAGGGATAAGTACGTTAGTCATGTACTTGGCGTTCTTGTCGTCGCCGTCGGGGTTGTATTTGCTAAATACATAGGTGTAGCTCAGTCGGCAGGGGCCGAAAACTACTTTGTTCTCTGTTACTTTTGGTGTAATCATACTGTAATTAATTAAATTGGTTATTATACGTCGATGTCGCTAAAATCGTCAGTTGCGGCGTTGTACGCCGGGCGTTTGTCGTCGGCTGTGGTTAGTGTCGGTTTGCCCTGTGGCTTGGTGATGTAGTCAGCGCAGATAGCGGCTAACCGCTTTTTGCCTACCAACTTTTCAAGGTCGCCGATACCGCACAATACGGCTGGTTTCATGTACTCGCTTTCGTCGTAACCCTCTTTGGAAAGTAGGGCGATAACGGCTTTGTCGTCGGTAATTTTGCGATTACTGCGCCCCTCGACTAACTTGTAGCCGGGATAGGTCACGCCGGCTAACGCCTGTTGTAGTGCGTAATCCTCCATACTCGACACCCACGATTTAATGATAGCCAGCCACGGCAGGATGTCGGCGGCCATTTTATTAGGGGTGAGTAATCCGGGGTCCGGGTTGTCATGGGCGACGGCGGTACACTTTTCTGCCAGTGCTTTGCATCCGCATTTCACTTTGCAGAATTGGCACCACTCGCCGGGGTTCTGTGCGCCTTTGCCGCTAAATGCTTCTACGGCTTTGGGGCGTAGTTCCTCGTCGGCCCATTTCAGTAGGTCAGTAACTGACATTTCAAACTCGCTTAAATTGCCGATGCGCGGCTGTACGATGGTCATGCGTACGCGGTCTATGCGATACTCAAAACTGTGTTTGAGGTATGCCCCCAGTGCGTATATTTTCATCTGCTCGTTATCGACAGCCGACACGCGCACGCCTTTGCCGTACTTAAAATCGATTACTTCCATTAAGCCGTCGGCGATAATGGTAGCGTCCGACGTGCCAAAGGCTTCCGGCACATATTCGGAGAAATCTAACCGGGTTTCGATAAGTAGCTGCGCGTCCTTTGTCACAGTCCGGGCGGCGTTGAACTTTTCCAGCACGATAGTTTTGTATGTGTCGGTGTACTCGTCCATTTCGCCGGTATGGTACTGGGCGTTTAACTGCGCTATCTCCTTTTCTTCGCCGGCGGTGTCAAGCCCCATAAACGATTTCAACTTTTTTGCGCAGTATGCGTGCGCTAACGTACCCTCTTGGGCGTAGCTGCTATCATTGTCGGGTGCGGTAGCCTCCAGCCGTGGGGCGGCGGTGCAATTCATCCACCTATGAGCCGCCGACGGCGATAATAATGCGTGTTGTCCGGGCATAACTTAGTTATTTAGTACGGTGCTGGGGGGGGGCGATAAATCCTTTTTCGTCGATTATGAGCGCGTCGCACTCAGCGATAAATGCCGCCCTCATTTCGGCAGGTAGCGCACTGGGTTTGTCTGCGCCCAGTACGGCGGCTATCTGCTTAAATATTCCTGTTAACTGCCTGTGATACTTTTTGTACGCCTCGCTGTCGGTGTTTTCTTTGTAGTCCTCACCCTCAAACCGCTGGCGTGTGCGGTGCATACAGGCGCGTATGTCCTCCTCGGTCAGCTCCTTTTCGGGCTGCTGTGCCGGAACTTCAGCAAACGGTTTAGGCTCGTCGGCGGCCTGCTGTGCTTCGGGTTCGGGTACTTCCTCGGCGGCTATCACCGGGGCGACGGTTTCGGGCGCGTCCGCTTTGGCACGTCGAGTGCGTCGGGGTTTTTCACTCTCGGCCGGTTGCTCCGGGGCTGGAGCATCAGATACCGAAAGCTGCACCGGGGTAACCGGGTGGCTTTGCAGTAGAGCGGTTAGGAAAGTCGCCAGCTGCGGCGTTACACCTATCTGCACGTTAATGTTTAAGTCGAAATTCATATAGTAAACTTTTATAAAGTTGGTTTCCTTGTCATGCAGTACGCTTGCGCTGTGGCGGTGAGGTCGGCGGCGGTCGCTACCGGGTTGGTCGTTAACCATTCCTCTAACTCGGTGCGCTTGAAAAAGCAATTTTTGCCATTTGGCTTATAATGCGGTATCGCTTTCGCCGCCGTCAGTTTGTAGAGGTAACTTTTTTTAAGCCCTGTGTACTGGGCTACTTCCTCTAACGTCAAAATTTCCTTTTGCGCAAATAACACGTTTTGCCCTATGGCTAAAGCCAGTTTGTCTAAATCTTCCTGTGTCATGGCTGGGCGTTTTTAGTTAGTGTCAGTCGGTTGTTAGCGTAGTCCGATACAGCACTGAATCTGCAGCGGAGTGAATTTTGCAGACGGTAGGCTATCGCCTTACCGCTGTTTATCGCGTCCGCGTCTGGCAGCTCAAATGTGACGGTTTGCCCTATCTCCATTTTGCGCAGTGCTTCGCTTGTTACTTTTTTCTTTTCCATATTGCGTTAAATTTCGATGTCGATAAACTCTAATAGGTTGTTCGTAATCATGCTATTTACTTGTAGCTGGGCGGCTCTCACGCCGTTTTCCTGCATCCATCTTTTTGCACGGTTTACGGCTGTCTGCTTGTTTGAGCCGTCGGGGATTAACACGCCTAAATCCTCGTAGTTTTTATCCATTAGGGCAAACCAGTAGCGTTTCATAAGCGTGATGTTTCAGCGGGGGTAAAAAGTAACTATCAGTCGCCCGGCCTGGCCTTTGAACTGGGGCGCGTGGTTGAGGCTCTTTAATGCTTTCTTTGCGTAATGCTCGGCGTGCAGTTCGCCCACCATTTCGCAAAACTTGGTGAAGCCTACCACAATGCGTTTGCGCTCCTGCGGAAAGGTTAGGCGTATGAGGTAGTCGCGGTTGATTTTCTTGCGCAAATCCTCGACGTTTTCGATAGTGTACAGTCTCCTCATTGTTTGTTATTTTGTTTGTTATTCTTTTGGCGGAAAAGAAAAACTGTCATAAATTTGCAGTTGGATATATTGAGGTTAGGCAAATTGTCTGACAGCCTTTCTTATGTCCTTTTGTTTGCTATTCGCATTGCAAAGATATTGTATTACATTGTATTTACAATATAGCTATATTGTATTTAACTTGTAATTAACTTTTGTAAACATAAATAAACACTATGGCTCAGTCTGAAATAATTGACCGTATCGAAACTTTTTTGGAGTTAGATGGCTCATCTACAAATAGTTTTGCTCGGATGGCTGGAATAGATCCAGGTAATCTCGCGAAGATGTTGAGCGGAAAACAAAAGATAACTGATAACACGCTTCGCAAGATTTCTACTTCGCACGGCCTTAACTTTGAGTGGCTAAAGTACGGTGAGGGCGAAATGTGCGCAGCAAATGAGCCGACACCCGAAATAAGCTATACCGACGGTGTGCCATATTTCGATGTCGATTTCAAATTGGGCTTTGATGAAATGGAACACCCCGGCGCACCTAACCCGGAATATCTTATACGGATGCCGGGGTATGAAAAGGCTACGTTGTGGTGTAACGCTTCGGGCCACTCGATGGAGCCGGAAATAAACAATGGCGATATATTGGCATTACAGCGCATAGATGATTTTTCGTTTCTGCCATTCGGCGACATATACGGCATTATCACTACCAACGGCATGCGCACTATCAAAAGACTTGGCCGCAGTATTAAAGACGGATATTATAGGCTCATTCCGACAAACAAGGATTATGATGAACAGGAAATACCCATTAAGGCTATTTCAGTTGTGTATCGTGTAATGGGTGCTATGAAAGCGTTTTGATTACGGCTATGCTTAGGGTTTTTGTATGGGTGTTTGTGGGGTTGGTAGTCCTCATAGTTTGGTTGATTCTTGGTGCATCTAAAAATGAAAAACAAGCAAGCGGCCCAAAGACGAGCCGGCTGCCTAAACCCTCTATTAAGATGCTTAACCGGGATGGCGATGCGTATGAAGATGAATGGCACACCTATATTGCAGGATTAAAACACCACATATCAAAATACGACATAGGCGGCTTTACCGGCTATGTCGTAAAAGACCCTCACAATGAGTATGACCGCAATGCAATGGCGGTGGTTAGTTCTATAAAACAATTAGGCTACATACCTGCAAAAGAATTATTAGATTATATTCAATGGAGCAACGGCGCGCCAATGCCGTGTGTCGGATTTATATATGTTGATGATGGGCAGTATCGAGGTCGAGTAAAAATTTTGCGGCCTTGTAGTGAAGAATTTCTACAGACAGAATTTAGTCGTTACCTACAATGGGTCAAAGATAACTACGGAAATGAATATTTACCTAAAACAATGTCAATGCGGTTTGACATAGAATAATTACAAATTACAACTTCAACTCCGGCAAACTATTTATAGCGGCTTCTTTGAGGCTGTCGATGACCCGCGTGTACTTCTCGGTATGACGAAGATCGCTGTGGCCTAAAAGGTTTGCCACCGTTTTGATGTTTGCCCCGTTGCTCAGTATGTTGGTGGCGAACGAGTGCCGGGCGCAGTGCCATGTTATGTGCTTCTCGATCCCGGCGCGTTTAGTCCAGTGACGCAATGCCTTGAGGCACATCGTATGGGAAGGCAGGGGGAATATGCGGTCACCCCGTTCCCCCTTGCCGATAAGTCTCAACAAACCTTCGTTCAACGGGATAACAACGCCGCTCGCGCTGCTGTGACCTTTCGTCTTGCTTTGCTCAAACCTCAGTACACGGTTGGAAAAATCCACGTTGCCATATGTGAGGTCTTTGACGTCGCACCAGCGCAAACCGCAGTACAGGCAGAAGATAAAGGCTCGGCGTATGTTAGGGTTTTCCCTTTCAACGGGGGTTGCGATCAATGCCTTCACCTCGTCTATGCTCAGAACATCCTTTGTGAGTTTGTTTTTATCTATTTTTATAGAAACGCCGTGGCATGGGTTTTTCCGCATAACATCTTTCTCCACCGCCGCCAGTATGACCTTTTTGAACCTCGCATATAACGTGTGCGGCGTTTCCCCGTTGAAATGATTTTGCAGATACTCCGTAAATCCTGTCATCATCTCCTTCGTAATCTTATCCGGATGCAGCCGGACGGCAAGCCTCGTGTATTCGTTTCGCCCTTTTAGGAAATCCACAAAACACTCATGCGCACGACGGATTTTGTTTTTGTCAGTCTTCGTATATTCGTTTACATAGACGCGATACCAGTCATGGAAATTTATGTCCCTGTCTTTTTTGAGCCGGTAGCCCCCGGCACGTTCCAACAGCTCCTGCCCCCGTTCAAACCGTATGCGCTTGGCAGCCTCCAATGTTTCCTTATTCTGCTGCCGCTCCTGCGGCGTGCGCGGCGCCTGCCACAGATACAGGCCCAGTAGTTCGTTCCGGCGTTCGTTCTTTTGGTAGGTGTTGCCGTTTTTACTGGTAACCTCCACCTTGCCGAAATAAAACTCCAAATATAGGCTGTCGCGACCGTCGGATAAGGCGCGGCCCATCAGCTTGGGATTATCGCCGTTGTTCCCCTCGATCAAATAGGTGTTATCGGCGCGGTAGTTCTTTTTAGCCATTGTTATTCGACTTTGTTTTCGTATCTTTGCAAAGATATAAAATAACCGTCAGCCACAAAGCACTGACAAAGCACTTTTCAACAAAACAAAGAAAAATAAAAGAAAATAACGCTATGAGTTTTTCGACCAACACACTGATATTTAACGCGTTTGCTTTCCCATGTTATCCCGCAAAAATCGGGGTAGAAGCCCACTCGCGGCTCGAATAATGCTTGATAATCGTTTGATTATCAAGCATTATTATTTTAAAACAAAGCACTGACAAAGCACTTTTCGAGAATGCATACACGAAACGCGCCTGACTTCACAGCCGGGCGCGTCCCTCATCACTTATTACGGATTGGTTAAAATTTTCGTTTTATATACAGGAAAAGTAACCACATGAGCGCGGCTATACACACACCTAACCCTATCCGGGCAAAGGCGGTTTCGTACCATTTTTGTGTAGAGCCTTTTTCCTCGGTCTGCTTTACCTGTTTGGCTTGGTCGGCACGCACGCCGTTAAGCTGCTCGCGGTGTCCGGCGGTTTCCCCGGCTTTCCGTGTTACGCCCTTGTCCTGTGCCATACATTCTTTATGCTGTCCCTTTATATTCTTTACGCCCTCAAAGGTCACGTTACCTGCACTATCGATACTTACTTTGCCGCCGCCCTCGACAAACTCCATGATGCCGACACCCTCATAAGTTATTGCGGTCTTTGTGGTATCGGTATCAGTCTGTTTACGGCTGGTGGTATCGGCTACCATCTTTGTGGTGTCGGCATACGATAGAGTGCTATTTTGGTCGGTAGACGTCATGACTTTTTGTGTCCGGCAGGAAAACAGGCACGCCGCTACACCTACGGCGGCTATGAGCGTTAACCGTTTCATGGCTGGAAAGTGATAGCGTTAAGACGGCGCAGCCAGCCACGTTTATACTTATTGTTTACCGGGCGGCTTGCACAAATACGGTCTATATAAGCTTTACGTTCTGCCACTATCCGGGCAAAGAACTGCGCCGGGTTCTGACGGTTGACCGCCGCCAACGTCTTAGGCCCTACCACGCCGTCAACGGTAACGCCTAATACCTGCTGGGGTATTGTGATACCGTATTTGCCGGAAGTCCAAACCCAATCTACCAGTATTTCGGCGACAGACTGGTTAGTGATTTCGTCTGCTTTCCATCTGTCCCAAAACATGGTTTTGAGTATATCGAGCCACTGGGCATATGTCATGCCGCGCAGACGCTCGATAGTCGGGCGCGGGTAGCCTTTTTTACGGCAGTATTCCGTGTAGGTCGCCAGTGTAACGCCTACCATCGTGGCACCGCCCAAATCGTCGGGGTCGTTTACATACCCGGTTTTCCGGGCTTTCTCAAAAAGTTGTGCGCCTGTCAGTCCGGCACGGTTTACCCCGGCCTCAAACTGGATAATAAAAGGCACGATTTTTTCTATGTCTGCCATAATCTCGGAATGTATAGATTAGTAATCACTCGGAGGCATCCTGTCTTTGCAGCCTCTTTTGTGACATTTCTTCGCATCTGCATCGGTTAACCTTAGTTCGACCTCGTAGCGTCGGTGTATTTCCTCCAGCCGGGCGTTTTGTTCAGCGCGGAGTTCCTCGTATATGCGGTCAATCTTTGCGTCCCGTTCGGCTAACCGCTTCTCCAGCCAGTCCACCTGGCGACGGTCGTTCTCATCTTCTACGGCTACTACGTCGGCCACGTCGTGACGTTCCTGCATATTGCGTCCGCGCCACCATTTGACCAGCTCGATAAAGCCCTGAATGCCTCCGATACCGCCTATTATAGTTAATATGTCTGTAGATTCCATGATTCAAAATGTGATTGGTAAAAAGCAACTGCGCCAACAACGAATATAAATCATAAATGTGGCACCCGGTCTGCGGCCTGGTGCCACATTTATGTCACGGCCTGGCGTCAGCCGGTGACGGCCGCGGCTGCGGCTGCCGACGCGCCTTTGGCATAGGCGGCCTCGACGAATGCGGCGACCGCCGCCATGGCCCCGGCATGCCCGCC